CACCGCTCGGGAACGTCTCCGATGTCGTGAGGTTGGCCTCGATGTAGATGGTCTCCTCGACAGCACGGTCGAAGTTCTCGGTCTTGGGGACGCCGTCGTCGTCTGCGGTCCCAGAGACTGACCCGAATGAGTCGAGACCGCCAGCACGAGAGTCGAATATCGCCTGTGCGATATCGTCATTCGAGACGTCCGGTGCCAGAACGGTCACCCGGACGCCGTATTCGTTGTTCGTGTTGTCACGGACCTCCTCGACATCAACGGACTCGATCCGCTCGTCGGCCTGGAAGACCGCCGCCTCGATGGCACTCACCGTCGCAGAACCAGCTGCACTGATACTGTTCTGGTATCGGAGCCTGAACTCGGCGTCTGTCTCCCGATCCCGCCCCACTTGGTACCCTTCGTCGGGGTCCCCAGTTGGATTTGGGTTCGTCACTGAGTCGACTCCAGCAAGTGGCGTGCTGAACTCAGTGACCGAGTTCGCTGCGACGTTGGTCTCTTCACCGAGCCACTTCTCTTCGACGTCAGTCTGCCACGGCTTCAGCGCCTCGATCGTGACGGTCGCACTTGTCTCCCCTTCGTCGATCACCGCATCACTAGTTGTCTCGAACGGGATCGCGGGGCGTGACTCAGTGCTCGAGGTAGTCACGACGGTTCCACCCGGGATATTGATGTCGTCGGGTGCCGCGGAACCACGACTGAACGTCACTTCCCCGGTTGCGGACCGTTGGGTGAGTCGGCTGAAGCCAGCCAGCGCAAGCTGTTTGCTGAGTGCTTCGCCGCTGGCGTCTTCGAAGAACGTGCTGAAGTACACCTCTTCGAGGGCCTGCCACTGCAGGGCAAGTTCGACAGACATCGTGTCGAGGACCTGCTTGAGTTCTGACCCTTGTCGGAGTTCAACGTCTTCCCCGAGCCCGTTCTTCAGGTTGCGTTCACCGTCACTTTCGATCTCGTCAACGTGCTTTCGACGAAACGATCCGTCTGGTTGAATACCATATTCTGTTGCCATATGTTAGTTGACCTCCGAATCGAACGTCAGCCCCGGACCGTCGACCAGTGATACGGTCACCTCGACCGGGCGTGAGCGGTTTTCATCTACATCGCCGACAACGACTTCGTCGACACTGTCGACTCTGTCGTCAGAGCTGAGTGCGATCCTCACCTCCCGCTCGACGATTGCGTCCGGTGCGCCAGCCGCAGCGAAGACGTCGAATCCGTGGTCAGGGTCGAACGGGTCCTCTCCGCGAACAGTTTCTAGCGTGTTCTTGAGCTCTTGCTCAACGGCGTCGACGCCTTCAAGCCATACCGGTTCTCCGTTCTCGAACTTGATGTCTCCATCAGCTGTTCGAGCAAGTGTGCGTCCGTATCTCATAGAATCGGCCTGTTATTGTGGTGCCCCGGTCGACCCGGTGCTGGTGCTGTGCGTGTGTTCTGTGAATGCAATCCCGTCGACGAAGACTTCTGGACCGATGTGGACGCCTTGATCGTCGAGGCGGAACTCAGTTCCAGAGCTATGCTTCACAACGAGTTCACCATCGCCGTGATCGGGGACCGAATCGCTATCTAGGAAGAGCATCGGCATGAACACAGCGTCCTCCAGTTCGAACCGAAGATCACTCTCCGGAGCTTGCTCCCCACGCTTCTGGATCTGCTTTTTGAGTGGCTCCTTAGCGTGGAGGATCAGCCCTTCTGCCCCCTTCTCGACCGGCACAATTACTCCCGACCCGTCCCCGGCCCAGATCGAAGCCACAGGGACGTTGTCGATGACCACCGAATCGTTGCTCTTCAGCGACACGGTCGCCCGGCGCTGATCGTCGACCTCCTGGACGCGAGCGAAACTGATCGTGTAGATCCCCTCGATCTCGGCCTGGACGAACTGCCGCATCGTCTGGACGTCACTTGGCATCAATACCTCCCGTCGGTCGACTTGTGGTAGTAGTCATGGTCATACAATCGAGTAGTCGGCATCGATGGGCGTCAGCGTCCCCTCAACGAAGTGATCTCCCGACACTGTCGATGAAGAGAACTCGTAGTCACTCACCCGGTAGGCTCCGCTGAACTGCTCCGTGTCGACCGCAACGGCAGACCCTTTTGTGATCCGGGGCTCGCACATCGCTTCAAACGTGAGCTGCCCCTCGGTGTCGTCGTCGGTAGACGACTTCTCCCCGATCGAGGAGAGCATCTCGCCGTAGCTAAGCTTCGGAGCATCGGAGGCTTTCGACGAGCGGGGAAGGACGTGGACCTGACCCGCAGTACTGAACCACTCCCATTCGACACCAGTCTTGTTGGCGGCGATCTGGATCAAGTCATCCAGCCACTTCGAGATCGTCTTGTCGTCCGTGGCTGACCACGTCCCCGAGATGGGCGATCCCGCGGCCTCGGTCTTCGCGGAGAGCCCGATGCTGCTTACAAGCTCGGTGGCGATTTGGTCGACACGCTTGTCCTTCCAGGTCTGCGGCTCTGGTCGCACCTTCAGCGCTGCGTCGGTCTCGCCGACACCAGCAATCGTGTGTTCGATATCGCGACCATCCGAGCCGCGGCTGAGTGTGTCGATCTCTCCGAGGACGACTGTCTCAACCGGGCCGTCGGACCAGCCGAGTTCAACACGGCAGAGGTCGCCAGACTCGATCTTCGACCACGTGTCCTCGGTGAGGTTCCACACTGACACCTCGAATTCGAGCGAGTCATCTTTCGGCTGCGTGACGGTGATCTCGACATCGAGGCCGTCGAGTGAGACTTCGCCAGCCTCAACGCTTCGGTACTGCTCGTAGACGGCCATCAGTTATCCTCCGGCTGTCGACCGGCTGGCCCCGGCAGCGCCCAGAGTTTCATCGTGTCGCCGATGTTGTCGGGCGTGACCCGCTCGGCCTCGGCAGATGGGTCGGCGAACATGAAGACGACGAACGGCATATACGAATACGGGCGGTAAGCGTTCGCAACCGACCGCGTCACGACGAACTCTCGTGCGAGGTGCTCGATCTCGACAGTCCACTGACCGGCAACCGAGTTCCAGTCCAAGCGGATAGCGAACCGTTGCCCGTCGAATGCTCGCAGCGGGATCTCGCGATGGATCGGCTGCTTCTTCCGGGCCCGCCGCGTGGGAATCGGGATCTCCTCCATCTAAAACACCCCTGCCAGCGACTCTCGGACACCAGACAGTGCCCCGACGATCCCACCAGTCTCATCTTCGACGCTCCCGCCGTCGGAGTCCTGTGGTTGCGCCGTCGACGGCTCTGTTTCTGCAGCTGCAGTTCCCATCGATCCCGACTCAGTTTCGATGTTGATCTCAGCCGACCCGACTTCTGCCTCGGTGATCTGCTTGATCGTCAGGCTGACTTTGAGGTGGTTCGGTCGACGCTCATCGGTGACGTCGAGGCTTTTGAGGGATGCTCGGGGGATCGAGAGTGATCCAACGGACGCCGGGAACGGTTGCGACTGTTCGCGAAGATCACGGACCTCTCCGATGTCCTCTTTTTTCACCCACGCCTCGATGGATTCCTCGATTGGCTCTGGAGCGACGTAGCTCTTGAAGTCGAAGCCCTTCTCGACACGCTTTTCGGAGGTCTGCCAACCACCACTATCGCTGAGGTTAGTTACTCCGGACAGCACGATATCGCCGATGGTGACTGTTTCGCTCACTGTTGGCCTCCAGGCTTACTGTTGGTTTCACGACTGAGTCGGCGGAGGAACTCATCGAGCGCCGTCGACGTCCCGCGTTGGGCTGCGGTCTCGACGTCACCGGAGACATCTCCACTGCCGTCGACGGCGATCTCGTTGTTGACCGTGACCTCTATCTGCTGGCCGCCGACCGATCCCGCTGCATCGGTAGCGGCATCTGCCGCTGCGCCAGCAGCCATTCCTAGTGGCGTCCGTCCGAGTGTCGCCTCGAGGGCAGACGTCAACTGACCGCCCTCACTCTCGACGCCGTCGGCGATCGTCGATACGAGAGCAGGACCCGTTTTGTCGATGTCCTGGAGAGGGCCCTCCTTCGCGGGAGAGAACGGAAGTCGAGACCGAATATCTCCAACGACACCTGTGACAGCGTCAACGGGTGCGTTGGCGGCATCACCGATTCCCGCAGCAATCATGTTCGGAATCTGGGCCCCGGCTTCGCGCCACTCTTGCGGGTTCGTCAAGACGTCTCGGACGAACATCAGCGGGCCGAGGATCGGGACGAGATACTTCCAGCGGCCCATGCTGTTGAGACCAGCGACAATCTGTGATGGGAGTTGCATCGCGGCCTCTTTCGCCCTGGGGCCTAACCCGGTGATCACTTCGTGGAGACCGAGCAGCGGCCCAACAACCGGGACGAGGTACTTCCAGCGGCCCATACTGTTGAGGCCAGCAACGACCTGGGATGGAAGTTGCATCGCGGCCTCTTTTACCTGTGGCGCTACATCCTGGATGAACCCTGGGAGCTTCAGGATCGCGGCGAACGGGGCGATTAGCGCCAGCCCACCAAGAGTTGCCCCGATCCGTCCGAGCTCGTAGAGAATGCCGAGGCCCTGCTCCATGATCGCCCATGCGGTCGCAGCCTGATCGCCGAGCCAACCAAAGGCAGCGGCTGCTTTGTCACCAGCCCCGAATAGGTCGGTCTTCATGACACCAGCGAGACCGACAACAGCGGCTGTAATGCCCAGTGCGAGCAGGCCGATGGGGCCGAGCGCAGTCCAGAGGGCCGTGACGGCTGTGGTAGCGAGACCGACCGCGCCAGTCATGATCCCCATCGCGGTCGCATTCGAGAGCGCAGCCGTCGTCGACGCCCAGAGTGCAGTCACTTCTCCAGCGAGGATGCCTGTCTTCGCTCCGATGGCGAGCGCGAGCTGCCCTGCCGACGCCGTCATCAACCACTGCGCCTTCGAGGCGGCCGCCGTCGCTGCTGAGTGGGCCCACAGGGCGGCGGTGCTTGCTGCTGTTTGACCTGCGTATGCCTGTTGGAGCAACATAGAAATTTTCAATTGGGCAGCATGTGCTGCCAAGCCAGCTGTCGCAATGCCCATCGCACCAGTGGCGATCACCAAGCCCACACCGAGGGCCCGGGCGGCGGTTTCGTTTTGTGCCAGAGGAGTAGTGATGGATCGCAGTCCACCGACAACTGCCTGTGTCGCTGGTTTCGTGCCTTGGTACATTTCATAGCCCAAGACTTGGAGATCGGAGCGGAGTTGC